CAGTCAAGGTTTGAATGTTCTCTATATCTCACTTGAGATGGCTGAAGAAAGAATTGCTGAGCGTATTGATGCGAATACTTTGAATGTCACTATGGATGAACTTCATGTGATACCAAAGGCTGACTATGACAGAAAGTTCTCAGCGTTGAAGAATAAAGTTCAAGGCAAGTTAATCATCAAAGAATATCCGACTGCATCAGCACACGCTGGTCATTTCCGTGCTTTGTTGAATGAATTGAATCTCAAAAAGAATTTCAGACCAGACATTATCTTTATTGACTATTTGAACATTTGTTGTTCTAGTCGTATGAAGGCTGGCGGTTCTGTAAACTCATACACATACATCAAAGCAATTGCTGAAGAACTACGTGGTCTTGCCGTTGAGTTTAGTGTACCAATCGTATCTGCAACACAGACAACAAGAAGTGGTTTCAGTAATTCAGATGTTGGCCTTGAAGATACCAGTGAATCATTTGGTCTACCTGCAACTGCTGACTTTATGTTTGCTTTGATTTCTACTGAAGAACTACAACAACTTAATCAGATTATGGTTAAACAGTTGAAGAATCGTTATGGTGACCCCAACTTCAATAAGAAGTTTGTGATTGGTGTTGATAGAGCTAAGATGAGATTGTATGATGCAGAGGCTTCTGCTCAAGTAGATATCTCTGATTCAGGTCAAGATATACCTGATGTGCCATTGAATACTTTTGGCAATCGTGAAAGTAAGTTTAATAAATTCGGTGGTTTGAAAGTATGAGATATAAAACTCTCTACAATCAAATCAACAGTTATAAACACAAATTACTAGGTGATAAAACACCAAGACAGGTTGTATATTGGGCTCGTAGAATGATTGACAATCCTAGAGCGAAAATCACATTGATGCGTGACCCAACTAATACTTGTTGGTCTGGTCTTACCATTGGTGGTCATTTTGACCCCGAAGAAGATAAAGATGTAGAAGTTTATATTATGTTCGGTTCAAATTGTGATTCTGTTTTCTTTGGTTTGGCTGAATTGGATGTATTCGTCAATGAATTGTTTACAACTTATGTGCATGAGAAACGACACAAGTATCAATGCCGTCAACGAGGTAATGTTTATGGTCCTATTTACCGACATTTTAAAAAGATTGAAGATGAATGTCTAAAGAAAGATTTGAATTACTATGGTGACCCCGATGAACTTGATGCTTACGCTTTAGAATCAGCAATAGAAGATAGATTACACAGAACTGGTTTTATACAGGCTAAATATAAAGAGTTATTTGCTGAGAGAGATAGTAAAGTATATAACAAATTTCTAAAACGAAAATATAAATTTGAGAATAGAATTACATTATGAAATTGAATAGAGAACAGGCCAATTATGTTGCTCAGAAGTTTGAAGATTACTTTGGTAACTTTGAACGTATTGACCAATATATGCGAGAACAGAAACTAAACTCTCTCGCTGAGTTGCCGTTTACTTTGCCTGGTTGTGGACCTGAAGAAGATTTGTTCTCAGATTTCAATATTCACCCAAATGATATGGACTTTGAATTGATTGAGTTGGATGCACCAAGGTGGCAACGTTACCTTGATATCATTTCATCACATAATAATCTATCTTCACCCGGTCGTAACATTCGTTTGGCTGTAAAAGAAAAGAATACAGGCAAGTGGGTTGGATTTATCAGGATTGGTTCTCCAACGATTATGATGAAGCCTCGTAACGAGATGCTCGGTTGTGTAATTACAAACGAAACGGCAACGACCAAATCGTTCAATAAAGCGGCTGCGATGGGCTTTGTAATCGTGCCATCACAACCCTTTGGGTATAATTACCTTGGCGGTAAACTACTTGCGGCAATCTGTTGTTCACATGAAGTTCGTAAGAAATTGGATGACAAGTATGATATGAATATGTGTTTGTTTGAAACCACATCATTGTATGGTTCATCTAAATCTGTATCTCAATATGATGGTATGAAACCATTTATTCGTTTTGGTGGTATCACTGAGTCGGATTTTCTTCCTATGATGCATGGCAAACCATATGATGATTTGAAGAATTATGTTGAAGAAATACATGGCGGTGCATTTGTACCTGAAGATGCCTCTAGTCGTAAGTTGAAGATTAGTAACACTATTATTTCAATGACTAAGGCTGCATTGAAACCTTATAAAGATGATTACGATAAGTTCATGTCAACCATTGAGAAAGCCAAAGGTTTGACAGAGAGGAAAAGATACTATTATTGTAACTATGGTATTGATAATTATAAAGATATTGTTCTTGGAAAAGATATTGATTATGTTCTCGGAGAAAACTACGAGAAACACAATTTAGACAATATTATCACCTGGTGGAAAAATAAAGCATCTAATCGTTACGATACATTGAAGTCTGAAGGTCGTTTGAGAAATGAAATAGAAGTCTGGACTAGTGGCAAACCTATTGACATTATAAGGTAATTGTGTTAGGATAAATACCTAACTAATTAATGGAGATTCAAATGGCAGTATCGTATTTAAGTGGTGGACAACAAACAACGGTCAACTCTACTATTACAGAGTTATTTCCTGCTTTGTGTTTTAATAATGGTTTCAACCCAAAAACACCAGAGGCTTTGGAAGATTTTATAAACTCAGTTGACGTTAATTCTCCAAAATCTAAAAAATCATTTGTAACTCAGAACAATATAAAAGCTGGTAAAGAATTCATCGTATTGAAGGATAGAATTCGCCCTGACATGAAAAAAGAAAAGATACAAAATGCTTTTGCTATTACACAATTTCTTTTTCAAACAGATAAAAATCGCAAGATAGAAAAGGTTGTTTGGGGATATCGTGAGAAGCCTCAAGGTATACCATCAAATCATGCTGGAGATGTGTTTATCTATTTCAAAGACAAACAAATTAAACCTTACATTTATGGTATTTCTTTGAAAGCAGGTAGTGAAACTTCAGCTGAACCTAAACTAAACAGTTATGTTAGAACTACATTAACTAAACCAATGTGGTTAAAATCTTATCCTAAAGCTATGCCTGAATTAAAAAAAGAACTTTGGGACAATGTGTATTCTAAAATTCCTAGTTTACCAAAATCTATAAATGCTGATAATTACTTCACATATGTTGGTAAAAAAGAAAGTGTTAGACCTGACCCAATTTTAGTTTCAAAATTGATTGACTTTTTTGAAGCTGACCCAAAAAGATTTGATGAGTTATATCAAGTGATGAATAAGATTTGTCGTGAAAAATTATGTAAAGTAATTAATAAAGACTTGAAAGCGACCAAAGAGTGGATTAATGAAGAATTTAGATTAGAAAAAAGAGATGTTGATATTCCATTAGTATTAGTTAAAGCCATCAAAACAGATTTTGAATTAGCTGGAGACCCATTAGTTGATATGTTACCAGTAGTTACAAAAGTAAAAGCTTATCTGAATGAGAGCTCTGTTCAAGAATGGTTTATTGATTTATCTTCTTCCAAAAAAACAATTACATTACTAATGACAATACGTTCAGATTCAGAATTTAGAAGGGCTAAACCAAAAGGTAAATTGGGTTCTTTTGTTGGACTTAAATTACTATACCGTGGCGTAAAGAAAAAATGAAATTCAAAGAATTTTTAACAGAAGCAAAAGAAGGTAAGAACGTTCATCTTGAACACATTGAAGATGAAGTATTGAACCGTGGTGTTAATGGTGCTCGTGATGCCATTAACTTTCTCCGTTCACTCAGAGATATGTTGGCTGGCAATTCAGACTCCAATGTAAATCTAACTACAAAGTGGGATGGAGCTCCTGCCATTTTTGCTGGTACTAATCCGGAGAATGGCAAATTCTTCGTAGGCACAAAATCTGTATTCAATGCAAATGCTAAATTGAATTACACAGATGAGGATATTGATAACAACCACCCAAATCCTGGTCTTAATGAGAAACTGAAAGTTGCATTGAGATATTTACCTAAATTAGGTATCAAAGGAGTTTTACAAGGTGACATGATGTTCACTAAGGGTGATATTAAAAAACAGGTGATTGATGGAACTTCTTATATTACTTTTCAACCTAATACTATCGTTTATGCAGTACCTTCTGGCAGTAAATTGGCTAGTGCCATGCTTGCTGCACAACTTGGGGTT